ATATAGATGCAGGAGTTTTAGATCCATCAGAAGTAAGAAAGTCGCTTGCTATCAACGGGGACTTTAATATCGAAGAGCTGATTGATGAAGATGATATTGAACTTCCGGAAGATAATGGAAATGAAAGTACACAGCAAAATAAAGAGAAGAATATTGACGACTTTGATTTTCAAATAAGTAGCAATATACAGGAAGATGGTAGATGTAATGCAGCAGCTGTTTTGGTTATTAAAGATGGCAAAATTTTATGTGCAAAGAGAAATGATTCTGAATTTCTATGTGGTCCAGGAGGACATATTGAAGAAGGTGAGCAACCTGAAGAAGCAGCACTAAGAGAGGCACAGGAAGAGTTTAATATTGTACCCCTTAATATTCTACCATTAGGCATTTACAAATGCACCACAGGGCTATATTGCAATTCTAAGCTATACTTTACAGACCAATTCAAAGGGATACCAAAAGCAGATGGTATAGAAATGGTAGATGCAAGGTGGTTGTCATTAGAAGAATTAAATGATGAGTTGTTATTTCCACCGTTTGCAGAATCTATATGTATATTGGAAAATCTTTTGAAAAATAAATTGACAAAAGATTTTAATATGGGTAGTCTAAATGTAGACAATATAGATGGTGGAGAAGGCAGTGGAAACTTTGGGCATAAAGGGGTAAAAGGTCAGCAAGGTGGAAGTGCAAAACAAGGTGGAGACTCAAAAAAGAGTAGTTCCTCAAGTGAGGCCAAAGAGCAAAAGAAAGAGACTACAAAAAGCAATGGAAGTAACCCTAAAGAAAGTAACCCTAAAGAAAGTAACTCCAATGAGAGCAAGAAATCCAAATCCACAAAGTCTACAGCCACTAAAAGAGAAAATCCTAGTGGAGAAGATAGAACGACAAAAAAGGAGTTTAAGTCTGTTAAAGATGACCCTGTAATAGAGTCCTCAATTAAAAGTGAGGAGAGCAAAAAAGAACCTGTTAAAAAGAATGGGTTAGCAGAAAAATCACCTGAAGATACTACCTCATTAAAAGAAGCTGAGGAAGAAAAACCTACAAAAAACAATAATAAAATCAAAGTGTCAGCAAAAGGGGAAAATGTACCATGTAAAGGATTTGTAAAAGGAAGAGAAAAACGACACTTTAAAGAACATGGTAAAGAGGTAGGATGTTCTACAGAAGAAGAATATATAGAAAAAGCCAAAGAATTTATAAGCCAAGCATGTGGTGGAGATATTGATGGCTATGTTACAGAAGATGGAGTAGTATGTAGATTTAATATTAAAACAGGAGAGTATGGGAAAGGCATACCAGGTGATGCAATAAAGACTTATTTTGTTGCTAAATATAATAAAAAAACTGAAAAAGCAGATTTAGATTTAGCAAACAAATATTTTTATGAATTAAAGAAAAAAGAAGGTGTAGAAGATGAAGAAACATAAATGCCCTGTATGCGGAAAATTTGAATTTGAAAGTGAGGGTTCATTTGATTATTGTGATGTATGTGGATGGCAGGATGATATTATACAAGAGATGCATCCAGATGAAAAATATTGTGCGAATCAAATGAGTTTAAACGAGGCAAGAGAAGCGTATAGAACCGGCAAGGAAATTGAATAGTAATATTTATTAGTATTAGTGGCTATGCAAATTGCATGGTCATTTTTATTTACGGAGAAATCAGCATGGATGATAAAAACAGGAGGTTATATGTAGAAAAGATTAGAAAGAAATTCTATGGACACGATAACCTAAAGAGCAAGTACATCCCTCAAATTCCACAATCTGCCGAAAGGGAGTATATAAGAGTTGTTAATGAATATATGCGATTGCTTAAGCAAGAGATTGAAAAGGCAATTCCGGAAATAAAGGATAGCTATAAGGGAAATAGGGATGCAGATATTAAAGAAGGAATTAGAGCTGATTCCTTTACAGATTTAATGCTTAAGATAAATGAAATTTTTGCAAGGATAGAATCAAAGCTTGTAAAAAAGGTTAGTGGTTATGGATTGAGAAAGAAGCTTGAAAATCTGGCAAATCTCAACAGAAAGCTTACAGTTAAGGAATGGAAAAAAGCCATAAGGTCTACATTAGGAATAGATATAAGAGAAGATTATTATTTGGGTGATTTTTATAATGAGCAATTGCAGGATTGGGCTAAACAGAATGTAGACCTTATATCTACAATTCCTAATGATTCTTTAGCTAAAATGAGAGAGATAGTGTATAACGGCTATATAAGCGGAAAGACTACAACAAGAATGCTTAAAGAAATCCAGAGAGCCTATAAAGTAAGCTTAAAACATGCAAGGCTTATAGCAAGAGACCAAACGGCAAAGCTTAATGGACAGATACAAAGGCACCAACAAATAGATGCAGGAATCACTGAATACATATGGTGTACATGTGGTGACGAGAGAGTTAGAGAAAGTCACAGGGCTTTAAATGGAAAGAAGTTTAGTTGGGATAATCCCCCACTTAACTCAGATGGAAGAGCTTGCCATCCAGGAGAAGATTATCAATGTAGGTGCATTGGCAGACCTGTATTCAATAACAGCAATCTCAATCTACCTATAGATGATAGTGTAGAAGTTACCATTAAATAGCATTTAGCATGTTTAAAAAGCTTGCTTAATATTATTTCACTATACATTTAAAACGAGATATTAAGGTGTTTCCAAAGTGTAAAATACTTAAAGTATCAACTTGTTCCAAAAAGTGACAAGTTCAACAGTTTCAAAAAAAGAAAAAGTTGAGTCTATGTACTTAACCATTTTGTTGATGTCACCAAAATGGTCCATTTTCCTAATGTCGGGAAAATGGTTAATGAAAAGTGACAAACATATGAATAAAGCGATAACAGAGAAAATGAACTTTGCAAAGGCAAGGTTCTTTTTTAATACAAAGAAAGGAACTAGCATGATGTGCAACAAAGAAGGCTATAGCGATAAGACAGCTGAAATAGCTATATCTAGGGTGTACAAGGAAGAGATGAGTAAAAAGAAAGGAGATGTAAAGAAAAATGGGGACAAGAGACTCACCTACTCTAAAGAGAGTAAGAAGGCTAGACAGTATTAGGCTAGATAGGAAAGATTCTACATACTTTACAGAAGAAGGTTATTTGGTGGACCATCCTATACTTACATCGTGTGGAATTTTTGAGTATGTCAATCCGGATGGAAGTATTAGGAGAGAGTTAAGACTACCTAAATATGTATTTGATGAAGATTCATTAAAAACATATAAAGGTAAGCCTATTATTATCACACATGATGCAGGAGTAGTGGACAAGAGCAATGTTGATAAGGAACAGGTAGGCACAATACTTACGGAAGGCTATCAAGATGGTAATGATGTTCGTGCAGAGATTATCATACACGATACAGATGCTATGAAGGATAGTGGTCTAAAAGAGCTATCCCTTGGATATAACCTTGATTTAATTGAAGAACCAGGGGTTTATGATGGAGAGCATTATGATGCGATCCAAACTAACATTGTCATTAATCATTTAGCTATTGTTGCATCTGCGAGGGCAGGTGAACAAGCAAGGCTAAACATTGATGAAAAAGATATACAAGAACTTAAAGGAGGTAAGTTAATGAGAAAAGACAATGGCACTATTTCTAATGAGTCATTATCACCGGAGGAGCTACAGCAGGCCATATTGGCTTATAAGGCAAGTAAGAAGGCTGAAGTTAATACTGAAGATGAGAATGATGTAGAAGCAAATGAAAAGTCTGATGAGGATGAAACTGTAAAATCGGATGAAGATGATACTGAAGGTACTACTCCGGAGGCTATCGTTGAGATGGTAAAGGAGCATAAGTCTGAGAGAGAGGATGAAGATGAGCCAACAGATTTAGGAGTTGCTAAAGATGTTATTACTCAGCAGGATTCAGATATAGATATGCTTTTAGCTGCAATTGAGAAACTTTTAGCTGAAAAGCAGAATAACTCAGATAGTGATGCCGAAGAAGAGAACATGGATGAGGAAGATGACGGTGAAGGCGATTCTAATTCCGAGTCCGAGTCAAAGACTACAAACACAAAGAATACAAATGCGGATTCAGCAGATAAGATTATAAGACAGCGATTAAATATCTGCCGTGTAGGTGATAAGCTCAACCTTGACGGGCTTGAAAACATGAGCATTAAGCAGGCTAAAAAGACTATTATTGCAAAGGTTTTGCCTACAATGAGAGTTGATGGAAAGTCAGATGCTTATATAGATGCTATGTATGACTTAGCAGTTGGAGAGGTAAAGAAGTCAAAGAATGTAGCTTATCAGAAGCAGCAGATGATAGCACAGGCAAAGAGAAAAAGATCGGATTCTAATGAAAGCATGGCTTTATCAGCAAGAAATAGAATGATTCAGAGAACAGGAGGTAATGAATAATGGCAGCACAACTCAATTACAATTATGGCACTCCTATGGGTGTACCTGGGGGCAAATTTGATATTGCATTTGATGAGGTAGTTACAAGGTCAAATGAAGAGGCTGATAAGAAGATGAAATTCGGGCTTGCGGTAGCAGTTGGTACAAATGTAGGTAAGGGAGTAAAGCTTCCTACAACAGGTGTTACAGCAGATAAAATTGAAGGTGTAACCGTTGCAATTGCAACTACAGAGCATGACACTGATGGTAATGTGATTATCAAAAAGGGAGCAGCCCTTAGTGTTATGAGGAAGGGTAACATCTGGGGTAGACTTGCAAACGGAATTACACCTGAAGCAGGGAAGACAGCGTATGTAGCACTTACAGGTGATGATGCCGGAACCTTTACCACAAGTTCAACAGGAACGGTTGACATCGGAGCAAAGTTTGGAAATGTTGTAGACAAAGATAACGGCATTGCTGTTATCGTACTTTAATTGTAGGAGGTAAACTAATGAGTAGAAATTATAATCCTGATATGCCATCAAGTGGGTATGACAAGGCAGATTACAATGCTTTAAAAGCATCGAA